GGTTGCAGAATATATTCTTGCCCGCTCCCAAAGGTGGCCTCTTTCACTTGCTGCTCTTGCAGAAAAGTATAGTGATGTGCAAAAAGAGAAAGACCTCGTTGCGCCGTACTTTAAAGAAGGCAAGACATTTTACGACATACCGTGGGACATAATAGAAACATATGGAAAGGCTGATGTCATTTCCACAGAGCAAGTAGCCCTTGCACAACTCGAAGCCTTTGGCACTACATTTGAGGAACTATTCAATGAACAACCAAACACTCTTGCCCACTTTGCGTCTGTCGCTTGAGATGACAGATACGCTGTCCCGCATCGAACGGAACGGCATCAAGATTAACAGACAAACACTTGCAGACATCCGCCGTGAATATGAGGATGAACTGTTTACCCTCGAACGGCGACTAGAGGAACTGGCTGCAGAAGCTATGGGCGACACCCCTATCAACCTCGACAGTCCTGATGACCGTTCCAAGCTGTTCTATTCTTGCAAGGTAAAGGACAAGTCACGCTGGGCTGGCTTATTCAACTTGGGTCACGAGATTAGAGGGGCAGGCCGTAAGCCAAAACGCCGTACACGGATGAGCCGTGCGGACTTCAAACGCAACGTTGTGAACGAGACAGACGTACTGTTCAAGACCCGTGGTAGTCAGTGTACCGATTGCGGCGGCGTAGGACGCTATACAGCCCGCAAGAAGGACGGAACACTAGGTAAGGCTATCAGAATCTGCAAGCCCTGTCAGGGGACAGGTGTGCGCTATACATCGACAGGTCAGGTTGCGGGGTTCAAGTTGGTTCCTCGTGACCCCTATGATGTGGCTGCTGCCGGTTTCAAAACAGATAAGGAAACCTTGGAAAGCATGTTCACATCCCTGCGGGGTGACGCTCGTGAGTTTGCAGAAGCTTACATCCGGTATAGTGCTGTTCGAACCTATCTGCGTTCCTTTGTCGAGGGCATGGAGAACAATATGGATGGACAGGGATTTATCCACACAGAATTTATGCAGTGTGTCACAGCGACTGGTCGCTTGTCGTCTCGTAACCCGAACTTTCAGAACATGCCGCGTGGCTCTACCTTTATTATCCGGCGGGCTGTGGAAAGCAGGTTCGAGGGTGGTTCGATACTTGAGGGGGATTACGCCCAGCTAGAGTTTAGGGTGGCGGGTTTCCTTGCAGGGGATGAGGGTATTAGAAACGATGTGGATGCTGGGACAGACGTTCACAGTTACACAGCAAGTATTATCGGATGTTCGCGGCAAGAAGCCAAGGCGCACACCTTCAAACCGTTGTACGGTGGCGTTAGTGGAACGGATGAACAGAAGCGGTATTACAATGCGTTCAAGGAAAAGTATTCGGATGTGACCAGATGGCACGAAGACTTGCAAAAGAATGCGGTTACAAAGAAGCACATCCGGCTTCCTTCTGGTCGGCAATACGCTTTTCCCAATGCTAAGTGGACTGACTGGGGTACAGCTACGGACAGAACTGCCATCTGTAACTATCCTGTTCAGGGGTTCGCAACTGCTGACCTTCTACCTATGTCACTGGTTTTGTTGGATAAACGAGTTCGCGAACTGAATCTGCGTTCAGTCATTTGCAACACGGTTCACGATTCTATCGTCATGGATGTATATCCTAGCGAAGAAAAAATATGTATTGACACAATGGCTGAATGTATGCTAGCTATTCCATTGGAATCTAAGAATAGGTACGGGATTACCTATGATATGCCAGTAGGTATCGAACTAAAAATGGGTAAAAACTGGCTTGACTTGGAAGAGGTATTGACTGTATAATCCCTTTACGCGAAACACCCAGATGAAAAGGAATCTACGAAAATGGGTAATGAACTAGACACAATCAAAGATGAAATGAACACCTTCATGGCTGCATTCGATGCAGGTGATGAAAAAGCACTCATGGAAATGAGTGGACAGGCGGACGGAGAATCAAAGCCAAAGCTAGGGCTTCCACGTTTGACCATTAACTACGAAACAGAAACAGATGATGGCATCACATTAAAGCGTGGTGCTTGGCGTATCTGGAATGGTTCTGCACCAGTCTATGCAGACACAGTTCAAATCCGCATGTTGCTGCGAACCTTTGAATGGTCTGTGTGGGACCAAGAAGAAGGACGCTTTTCTTGCAAGTCAGTACAGAAGAACAAACTTGCGGGTGATTTCCCAGATACTTCAGGTGGAAACAAATGCGGTCGCCTGTCGAGACAGGAAGAAGAGTCCATGAGTCCAGATGACCCACGGGTTCTGTTGAGCCGTTCAGTCAACTGTAATCAGGTTGTTTACGGAATCATGGATGCGCCAGAGGCACAATACGCTGATGGTAGTTCTGCACCTATTGAGGCTATGCCGTTCGTGGCGTACTTCAAGCGGTCGGGATTCCGCCCAGTTAACGACTTCATCCAGAAGCAACTCACTGACCGTAAGATTATGATGCAAAAAGCCGTAGTCGAACTGTCAACTGAGAAGCAGAAGAATGGCGGCGTCGTCTACTGGACTCCAAAACTTTCCTTGGTTAAAGAGGTTAGCTTTGGTGATGATGACAAAGAACTGATGAAGAAATTTGGCGAGACTGTCATTGCACACAATGAGGCCGTGTTCGCTGAGTACAAGGTTGCCCAGAAAGCAACATCTTCATCTGATGACATTGACCTATCACAGCGTTTGGCTGGATAGATATGTTGTCCCTTGTAGAAGTCCAAGACTTCCTACAGAAAGCAGGGCGGGGGGAGATTGACTCTTCCCGCCTTGATTCTCTGATAGAGCAGTTTGGCGAAGATTGTAAAGCAGCTATGCGAAAGCAGTTTTCTAGTCGGGGCGACTACCGGATTCGTATGTCCGGTGTGGGTCGCCCTTTGTGTCAGCAGCAGTTAGAAAAAGAAGGAAACAAGCAGGACGTTGCCTACAATGATATCGTCCGGTTCGCAACCGGTGACCTCTTGGAAGCATTTGCAATCCTTGTGATGCGAGCAGCGGGCTTAGACGTGGTTGCGGAACAGAAGAAGTGTTCCCTCGAACTCGCTGGGCAAACCATCAACGGAACCTTGGATGTCATCTTGAACATTGATGGTGAAGAAGAGGTTTGGGATATCAAGACAGCCAGCCCGTGGTCGTTCGAAAACAAGTTCTCTGGGCGTGGTGGTTACGACGTTATCAAGGAAGATGACCCTTTTGGCTATGTCATGCAGGGACACCTGTATGCCGAATCAGAAGGTAAGCGGTTCGGCGGATGGATTGTTATCAACAAGTCTACAGGTGAATGGGACTTTGTAGAGGCACCGAAGGAGCAGCAGCTAGACCGCGAGGCTTACTTAGCAGATGCGAACCGTCGGGTTAAGGCTATTGTGGAGAACGAACCATTCAAGGTTCCGTTCCAATCAGAGCCTGAGATGACCACCATCAATAAGCAAAAGGTAGAGACAGGCAATCGCTTGATGCCCAAGACTTGTACCTTCTGTTCGTTCAAGACCAAGTGCTGGAAGAATGCGATTCACGCACCTCGCGTAACATCCAAGGCAAAGTTCCCGCCGTACACTTGGTACACCAAGCTAGTCAAGCGAGAGATAGCCTGATGCCGGTTTTGTACGCACGAGATTACCCTCACGAACTGTTCGACTTGAATCCAGAACTACGCTGCGTGTTCGTAGAGTCACATGAACGTCGTGGGGGTGGTCGTTCTACTGTACGGGTTCGCGGCTTAGACATAGCGTTGCCTCTAACTTTGCGAGATAATTATTCACCAGATGGTTCCCTTAAATCAGATACGGAAGCACGAGATATAAAACTCATAGAAGAGGAATTTCAGAACATTGTTCATCACCTGCGACAAGGATTGGTAGTATGTCTACCGACAATGGAAATCTCAAAAGAAATATCACAGCTAGAAAAACGGTCCCCAAAAGTAGGACAGTATCTGTTAAAAAGGCTAGAAGGGGTGAAGGCGGGATTTCCGCTGCTAGGATTATGAGACAAACACGTTATCGTTCACAGTTCGAGATTAACCTTGCAAGGTCGTTGGCAGATAAAAAGATTGCCTTCGAGTACGAGCAAGCAAAGCTGCAATACATACCCAAGCCGCGAACATATACTCCAGACTTCTACCTTCCCGAACAGGATATCTACATAGAAGCCAAGGGTCACTTGGATAAGGGCGACAGGGTAAAGATGCAGCTAATCAAACAACAATACCCCGACTTGGATATTCGCTTTGTATTCGTTCGGGCCACGAACAAGATTTACAGAGGCAGCAAGACTAGCTATGCTGATTGGGCGAACCGCTATGGTTTTCCGTGGGCAGAAGGTAGTGTGCCAGAGGAGTGGTTGAAAAATGACGGATGATAGAGATTATGAAGTTGGTAGCTTGTTGCCTGACAGGTGGTACGTTATCTTAAAAAAGACAGACGATGAAAGTTTTAGGATGACAGCGTATGATACAACTCCGCTACCTGAAGATGAGGACTTTATGGATGCAGGGTTCGTGGCGCAGCAGGGGATTGTTGAAATGCTAGAGAATGATTTCGACAGGCTCATCCAAGCAGGACTAGCCCGTATATCTTTTATAGAAATGAAGGACACTATCCTACAGGAATTAGAAGATGAGGACGTGGAGTTCGAACCTCGTGACCGCATAACAAGCCGTGATGAAAACATACTTAAAGTAGATTTTGGAACAAAGCAATGAGATTAGATGAGTATCAGATGCGGGCGGAAAGCACCGCAGTTTACCCAGAAGAATATAATGTTCTGTATCCGACACTAGGTTTAACAGGGGAAGCAGGCGAGGTTGCTGACAAAGTAAAGAAGCTTGTTCGTGATGGCGAACCCCATCTTTTTTACAAGGATGATATTGCAAAGGAACTAGGAGATGTGCTATGGTACGTTGCAATCTTAGCACGGGACTTAGGCTACAGCTTAGAAGAGGTCGCACAGCGCAACTTAGACAAGCTGGAAGACCGCAAGAATCGCAACGTGTTGCAGGGCAGCGGAGACGACAGATGAGACATGAAGCTTACATGAAGCACATGGAAGATGAAAACGAACAGGCCGGTAAGATGGCCTATGGTGGCGTTGATATGGTCAACAGTCCGCCTCACTACAACGCAGCAGGAACAGAGTGCATAGATGCAATTCAAGCTGCAACCCTTGACGGGTTCGAGTATTACCTGCAAGGAAACATAATGAAATATCTCTGGCGATATCGTTACAAGAATGGTAATGAAGACTTAAAGAAAGCACAGTGGTATTTAAATAAACTATTAGAGGTTCGAGGAGAGAACAAATGAGTAACCAACTACCAACACCCTATCAGCAATTCATTCACAAGTCACGTTACGCTCGTTGGATAGACAGCGAACAGCGTCGCGAGAACTGGGGTGAGACTGTAGACCGCTACATATCCTTCATGCTAGAACAGGTGAAAGGCAAGTGCGGCGTAGAACTGCCTACATCTGTTCGCGAAGAAATCGAGGAAGGTATCCTGTCATTGAAGGTGATGCCATCCATGCGGGCAATGATGACTGCAGGTCCTGCCCTTGCACGAGATAACGTTTGTGGCTACAACTGTAGCTACATTCCTGTAGACAGCCCTCGTGCCTTTGATGAGTGCATGTACATCCTGATGTGCGGTACAGGTGTTGGTTTCTCTGTAGAACGTGAGAACGTGGATAAGTTGCCTGTAGTTAGCGACAACTTTAACGATTCGGATACTGTGATTAAGGTGGGCGACAGCAAGCCCGGATGGGCAAAGTCACTTCGCGAACTGATTGCGCTGCTCTACGCTGGGCAGGTTCCATCGTGGGATATGAGCGAGGTTCGTGAAGCTGGTGCGCGACTAAAGGTTATGGGTGGACGTGCCAGTGGTCCGCAGCCCCTTGCTGACCTCTTTAACTTTACTGTTGAGATATTCAAGAAGGCACGAG